CATTATTAAATACCGAACGATGAATGACGTGATTAGTAATATATCAGAAGAGGCGGCTCGTCTGCTTCGCCGACAGTCGGCGGATGTACTGGAAGCGGTCTTAATTGGTCGCGGTCAGTCCTCGGTCATGACCGACGAGATGTACGACGTGTACAAGCGGCACGGTGGACACAAGAAGCATCCGCTGGATGAAGTACAGGGGTTATGACGACCTACCGCAACAAGAAGCTACTGGATTCGGCTGAAGGGCAGCCGTGTGTGATTTGCGGATCATTGGGTACGACGGTGGCGGCTCATGCCAATTCCGTCGCGTTGGGGAAAGGCGTTGGCATCAAAGCTCCTGATTTTTATACCGCCCATCTCTGCCAGGTTTGCCATGACCGCTATGACGGACGGAGAGGACGGTTGACGAAGGAAGAAAAAGAGGCCATGTGGATGACGGCGTTTGTGAGGACGGTGAAGCGATGGTTCGAGCACGGGGTGGTGAAGTGCTGAGCCACACCACCATCACGACGTTGTTCCATGCCGCTGATGTGGCGGTCCCGCTGGAAATGTGCGGCCTGCTCTTCAGCGAGCAGCGATTCCAGCCATGCAAGAACGTCTCATTCAACCCATGGCACGAGTTTGAGATTGCCCACGAGGAGTTTTTGCACCACATGGCCGACTATGGCGAGGCGCCCTGGGCCATCGTCCATTCCCATCCGCGCACGTCGGCGCATCTCTCGCCGAAGGATTGCCGGTTGCTCGATGCGATGCAGATCACAAAGACGGACATGGCAATGGTGATTGTGAGCGTGCAGGCGATGGAACTGAAGGTATATGACCGTCTCAGAGTTGGTGCAAGCTCTTGAATCTCGGGCACCGAACGCGAAGGTCTTGCATTTGGCTCCCAGTCTCGATGGGGGAGAGATGCGACCCATTACCCATATCGATACCGTGCAGGTGGGAGACGATCTCGAAGTCCATCTTTGGTGAGGTACCCATGGCGTTCTCTATAACCGGGACCGGCCCCGCACAAGGCTACATTGCGTATCGCTATCTCGTAGACGAAGTTCCGAATTCCGCCTATACGTTATCGATTCCGCCAAATGTGTCGGTCAACGATATCAAGGCTGATCCGATCTTTCTCTCTCCCAATCGACTACTCGCTCAGCAATGGAAGCTTTTTAGTGGGTTTCCGGTCGCCGTCAGTGTGCCGGTCGAGTATGGGCAATACGACTACATCATGATGACGACCCCGCTGGGCGTCGTCTATGCCTTTGGGCTGGGCGATGATGGGAATTTCTATACGCAGCAGTTCGATAACGGACTGCCGGTCAATCGGCAAGTGGTCAGCACCGTGATGCACAAGGGATCGCTGGTGTTTGTCGCGGACAATCGGCAACCCATGCCAAAGCTTGGGGATTGGTGATGGATATTTCTGCGCAATACTGTCCGTCCTGCCGCAAGGGCGGTGAGACGCAATTACTCTCGACCCATAATGAATGGCGCTACTACTGTAAGCGCTGCAACAATCGGTTCAATCAGGATGGTGAGATCTACGTGAGTCCACGTGCCAACGAGACAGGCAGGCCACGGACCGAACTACAATGACATCACTTCCTGAGAAGTACATGAAGCGCGTATTGCGTGAGTTTTCGTCGCTTCCATCGGTACAAGGCAAGATTATTTTGACATTTGAAATAGGCAGTGGTACAAGTGGAGTAATCAATACCTTCAAAGTCAAGCGGTTTACCGAGGACGAGGAACGATGAAGAAGAAATCCGGCAAGAAACCAAAATATTAAGTTAGCCTAATCCAGACGGTTTGTTCTTGGAACGGCCTGTTGGGTCCTCTTCGGAGGATCTGGCAGGCCGTTTCGTTGTTTATGGGGTCTGTTGATGACGGTCTTCCTTCTGATGATCCTTCTGAATGGGGTTCCCGTCTATCAAGACCCACGCCCTTACATGTCCATGCGGGAGTGCCGAGATGAGGGGTGGAGGATCGTGCGGGACTATCAACGCGACCACATCAAAGCTGATTTTTCTTGCGAAGAGGAATACCGGTCGTAACCATGGCGAATCTCCGGCGCAGTGAATTGGGACGGCACAAGTGGGTCGAAGGCTACCGGGAAGTCCGTGCCCTCAAGGATTCAAGGCGCGAAGTCCTGAAATGCGCGAATTGTGCAAAGACCTGGTACGACGCCCAAGGAGACCCGCCCGTGATCGGCTGTATCAGCGATATCGATCTGCGGAAGTTGGGTCCATCGATGCAGAAAGACCAGTTGGAGCGTGATTTGCGCGGGAACCTGTACCGAGGAGGGCTCTAAGTGTCCGCTTTTGGCGTCACCGATGCGGCGTTGGCCGCAGCCATCGAAGAGATGCAGGATCTTCCCGATGAGGAGTTGGAAGGTCTCTTCAAAGAGGAATCGGACGAACTGTCCGATGGGCATTTGGTCGAGTACGTCGAGGAATGTGTTCGCCATGCCGATGATGTCGAGCGAGATCGCATCACGCTCGATGAGCATCTGTGGGACGCGCACGAGAACAAGATGCGTGAGTTGCAGATGAAGGACGACTGGCAAGCCAAGCTCACGACCAACGAACCATTCCAGACCGTCATCCAAGCCAAGATGTTGGTCCGCAAGGCCATCGTCGATCAGCCCGAGTGGATTAATGCCACGACCGACATGACGGACGATCCTACCGCCGTCATGAAGGCAGAGTTCTGGCAAGATTCTCTCCGCTGGTGGGCGAAGAAGTGTCGCCTCACCCATATCTTCCCTGACATGACTGAAATGGCGTTTGCGGTTGGGACCAGTTTAGCGTTGAAGGCCCTCTGGGTGACGAATCCGGACGGCAGCGAAGGCATCAAGCCCGTCAAGATCGAGCCGTGGAAGATCCGGCGTGATGTCGATGCGATGTCCCGTGAGCCGCAAAGTGGCTTGTTCTGTATCCACCAGGATTGGGTGGACTATCACGTCCTGCTCGACGGGGAAAAGAAGGGCTATTACCAGAACGTGAGTAGCTCGCTCCACGATAAGGGCGACGAAGGGAGTTTGGACCGGCATAAAGAGCGTCGGAAACGCGGATTGGTTGATCGGTCTAATCGGTTCAGGCCACAGATCTTTGTTCGTGAATTTTGGGGTGGAGTGCTGGATCACAACGGCGAAATGGTCATGCCGAAAGTCCGGTTCACGGTCGCCAATCGCACTGTGATTGCACGGCCAAAGCCGGTGAAGTTTCCTCGCATCAAGTGGCCCATCCATCAGTTTGCGGCTGTCCCGCACATGCGCAATTTCCACGGCTACAGCCTCATCGAAGGCATGCTCAAGATGTGGAAGTTCCGCAATAACCTCCTGTCGATGACGGCGGATAAGCTGTCGTTTGTGCTGAATGGCGCCTACGAAGTCGATGAAATGAAGCTGGTGAATCCTGCCGACAAGGAACTTTATCCTGGCTGTACGAAGGCCATACGGGCCGGGCAAAAGGGCGCCTATAACCTGATCCCGTCAGACGATAACTTCTTGCCGGTGATTGAATCCATGATGGCGATGACGGGCAATCTGTTTCAGAACGGGGTCTTCGTGACGGAACTCCTGAAGGGCGAGACCGGGCAACGGAACGACATCACGAAGGGGGAAGTGCAGATCAAGACGCAGCAAGCTATGGGTGTCTTCGAGGGGATTGGGCGTGATGTGGAGTACGGCGCGGAGCAGTGCGTCGAGATGTTGCAGGATGTCCTGACGACCTATTGGGACCCGTGGGACACCCCCTCGTATTACGCAGTTCTCGGCAGAAAGCATGAGCAGATCCTGGGGATGATTGCGGCCATGTCGCCAGACCAGCGGATGGAGGCGCTCAAGCAGGAGACCGATGTGGAAATCCGAGGCGTCTCGATCATGTTCCAGAAAGCGGAGCTGGTTGACCGGCTCATCAACATGGTGAAGCTCACGGATTCTCCGCGATTCTCGCCCTACGCGAAGGATGACGTGCTGATCCGCAAGATGGCCGGCGCCCTCGATGCGGGTGACGCGATACGGAACGAGGAGGAGATGGACGCGATTCAGCGGCAGCAACAGGCCATTCAGGCGGAACAACAGCAAGCGGCAGCGTTGCAAGCTGTGCTGGGGGGAGGCGGATCGGATAACAGCGGAATGCCGATGCCGTCCGATCAACCGACCGACGCGCCTCCGCAAGGACCACCAACACAACCCCTAGCGATGGAGCACGCATGAGCACCGATCATATTCAGGCCAAGCGGGACACGCTCGAGCTCAACGCACAGTTGCTTGACCCCAAAACCAACGAACTCATCACGAACTTGTTCCATCGGCAGCTCGTCGATCATGTCGAAGCCCTCCTGAACCCTGCGTTGGGGGATGCCGATGTGCTGGCGACACGACTCAAGGCCGTCGGGATCATCGAAACGCTCCTGACGATGGGGCACGATCTGAAGACCGTCCATCAGCCGATCTCTCGCGTGGTCAATAAGTTCGTGAAGCAGCAGATACAACCCTGGGGCTAAGCCCCAAGAAAGGAGGATGCCATGGCGAATTACGACAATATGAAGATGGCGAAGCCGGACCCCACACCGAAAGGTTCGGACGCGAAGTATAAGGCACAACTGATCGAAAAACATTCCGTCACCGACAAAAACTTCTTCAACAAGAAGAAGATGAAAGGCGATTGTTAACCAATACCCGTGTTGATTGCTAACCGTCTAGACGGTTTGGCCGCTTCCACGGATTACGAGAGGCGTACATGTCTGCATTGTTCACCAAAATAGGTTGGGCCGCTGGCGACATCCATCGCCATGCTCACCGCATAACCATCGATCGGGACGATCCGCAAGGGTCCGCTGCCGTCGAGGACGAAGAACAGCATGAGGAACGTGAGGAGAGACGCACCACGGTCAACGAGGACGAATTCTTGGATGAGGACGACCTTGATGACCAGCCTCGCAGTCGGCGAGGGGGTAAGCAACAACAACTTGTCGATCGGCTGAAGTCCGACAACGACAAACTGTTGGACGAACTCAAGAAACGAGACCGCACCCTTGAGGACATGAGCAGCAGGCTCATGCGGATCGAGCATGACAGAACGGAACGGGAGACCCGTGCCGATGTGAATCGGCGCAACGATGCGGCGCAAGCCGACGCGGAGCGAGAAGGTCGTGAGTTGGCAAGCAGGGTATCGGCGCTGGATCGGACTGATCCAGAGTACAGCACCAAAGTCTACACCCTGATTGCGGAACACAACCAACGGAACCGCATGGAGGATGCCGAGCGCATCTTGCAGGAAGTGGACCGACGATCCTCAGCCGCCGTCACACGACGCATGACGCAGCAGGAACGGTACGAGGATTCGCGCAAAAAGGCGATGGCCCAACTCGAAGAGGTTGGGCTCGGCAAGGAACTCGTTAGTCTGGTGGAGGATCTGGCTGTGGCCAAGACCCATACCGACCCCGACTGGTTCAAGCGCACCCCCGATGCCGACCAAATCCCGTTGCTCGTCTCTGACCTCAAGGAGCGGTTGATGAAAAGTAAACGATCAAGCCAGGCCTTTCAAGACGACAAGCGCCAGCACCGGGCCGATATGGACGGCGTGTTGGGCGACGGATCACGCAACGCCAGGCGAGGACGGACACAAGAGGAGCAAGACGACGAGGGCGATGAGAATCACGGCCCTGGCTCCATCCTGTCCGATCTCACACGGATGCGGAAAATGCAGCGCCAGGATACCCAGGCAATGTTGCGCCGTCGCTAAGCGAGTCGTCACGGCCTGGCCTTCACCAATGAGAGGAGAAGGCAATCATGAATTTTGAGTGGTCAGGCAGTATCACAGCAGGAGTCTCGCGCAATCATGCGCTGAGTTCTAATCTGCGGTTTGCCAGCATTGCGGAAACGCTAGTGCTGCAATTCGCCAGAACGGAACCAGGGTTTGGCGCGAATCAAGGCGAGTCCGTGACGATTCAGCGTGTGCGGAACATTGCGGAACCCACGTCGGCGGTCCTGAGCCAGTCCGGGAAAATCCCGGTCGATCAAATGGCGATGTCCACCAAGACCATTACGGTCACGGAATTTGGCCGTGCCGTGGGGTTCACTCGGCTGGTACAATTGCTCAATAAGTTCGACCCAGAAAACGCAATTCAAAAATCCCTCAAGAAGCAGATGAAGCTGACCCTCGATACCGTTGCGGGCACGGCGATCAAGAACGGCATGATCCGGTTCGGTCCTACCAGTGCCGTCGGCGGGACGTTCACGACCGATGCGGGCGTGACTTCCGTCACCGGGACCAACAACATGACGGTCGCGCACGTGAAACTGATCCGTGACTATATGCGGAAGTCGCTCCATGTAGATCCTTACCAAGGACAAGCCTACATGGCGCTGGCCTCCACGAAGGCCTGTCGCGGCGTCAAGGACGATCCGGAATTTCACTCGTGGCGGCAGTATCTCCGACCTGGGGAAGTGTTTTTCAACGCCGAAGTTGGAGAAATCGAAAAGTGCCGGTTCATCGAAATCGACCACGATAACGTCTTGACGGAGCGCGGCACGGGCTCAGCGGTCGGCGAAGCCGTCTTTTTCGGCGATGATGTCCTCGCGTTGGCCGAAGTGGAAGCGCCAGAACTCCGCATGGCGATCCCCGCAGACTTCAGCCGTCAACATGCCATCGCGTGGTACGGCGTCTTGGGGCTGGCAGGGACTTGGTCGGACAGTGCTAATGACGGCGAGGCCCGCTCAGTATATTTTACCTCATCGTAGGAGGTCGCCGTCTAGACGGTGAATTGTGACGTTTATTCATCTTTGAGGGAGGACGTATCATGTTGGTGAAATACGATTTCAATCGGTTGTGGCGCTTCTTGCGTGGGACCCATGCCTCGCTCGCCAAGCTGGTGCAGCGCGAGTCGGATATTCCCTTGGCGGTTGATATCCACCGGGCCGTGCAGGCCGTGCGGTGGGCG